CAGTGGGACGAGGATGAATTGTACCAAGCCGGTATCGCTTTCTGCGCCATGCAGAAGGTTTGGGCGTGGGTTAAGGAGTATACACCGCCAGGGATGAAGCTGTAATGGAAAACCCTCCCACAATCGAAGAGATGGGTAACGCTGCCTCAGAGATTGTGTGGAGGGTGATGGGCAACGGGTCCGCCAAGTCTGCGTATGGCGAATGGTTCTGGAAGGATCGGCCAGTTTTTGATTACCACATTACTAGGTGCATCAAGCACGCAGTCACCGCCCAGCAACAGATCCACCTTAATCACCCCAACCCAGACGAGTCAGGGGAGAATGCGCTTGACCACTTAGAGCGTGCGGTGGTAAGAGGCTTGTTTGCATGGATGCAATTAAAGAAAGGACTACCTAGATTATGAGATGGATTCGAAAGGAATTTGATGAAGACGGAAGGCCGTGGTGGAATATTTACATAGACGAAGTTGGGGAAGGAAACGAAGAAGACTTGGAGCATTACGAAAGATACCCAACTCGAAAAGAAGCAATAGAAAATTGTGAGAATATCACCTGGGAAGATTACGATTGTAGCGATAAATGAAGAAGGCACTGGTCACACAAGCATTCGGAGACAAGTGGCACAAGGTGCTGGAGCTAACCAAGCCGCGCATGGAATCCTACTGCCAGCGGCACAAGATTGATCTTATCACTCTTGAGAAGCCATTGGTCGAGCCGGTGCAATACAGCAAGCTGGCAATAGGAAACATCATAGCAACCAAGGGATACGAGCAGGTGACGTTTCTGGATTGTGACGTTCTAGTGGCAGAAGACTGCGATGACATTGGTGCATTGCTGGAACCAGACTGCACTTTCATGGCACTGGATGAGGGGTCGTATTTAGACCGCAAGCCTGGGTTGCGCGGGTTGGCTGATGCCTTTGGATACGTCCCAGGATGGCAGCCTAGCTTTTACTATAACACAGGCGTATTCGTCATCACACCCAAGGCTGTTGGCGCATTATCCCAGCCGCCTATTGGTCTGTTCCCGAACCACTTTGCAGAGCAGACTTGGATGAACCTCCAGCTACACCTGTGGTCCACGGCTACTTGCAGCATAGATCCTATCTATAACTGCATGACTAGCGTGGAGGAACATTTTGGGTTGGATCGCTATAAGGATGCCAACATCATTCATTACGCAGGGCAGAGCGCGGATATGAACAAGCTGATCGAAACCATCAAGGCAGACGATGCCAAGCTGAAAGAACTAGGTCGATGACCTCAGTGCGAGTCCAGCGGGAAGACGGCAAGTGGCGTGTCACCACGATGGCCGGAAACCCGATTGGACCGCGCTTGTGGGGGGCTGTGCCTCCGAATGGGTTGCCATCTATCGAGGATTTGTTTGAGGATAAAGCCAAGGCGCAGGACGCAGCCGATCTTTGGAATGCATACGCCATGTGGTGCCAAGAACGCAGCGGGAAGCGGAAGCGCAGATGATTTCAGCACAATTCACCAGAGGAGATGAGGATGACCGAATCAAACAACTCGCAGGAGAAGTCGCCATCCGAGCCATGCAGGACATCAAGCTTCTACAGCGCAGAGGTGTGCTGGATGGACTCAGGGTCACCAAGAACCAAATTGGTAGGCTTTCAGATTGCAACTGCTATCGGGACGCTAAGGAGGTCAGGTCACTTGTCCGCGACATCAAGAATGGGACTGTATTATTCTGGTGCAAGGTCGCCGGAGTCAGAATTGACCAAGCCACACTTAATAGGGTCATTAAAAGAGGTATAGGCAATGTTAACTGAATATGCAAAATTTGCGCTTGACTGCCTAGCGCAGATTGGAATCATGGTCGTGTTATGCGGAATAACGACAGCAATCATAGCGTTCCTGGGGGGCTTTCTATTCTGGCTCTTGGACCGCGCGAGAAAGGAAAAATCAACATGGATGGATTAGGTAAAATTCAAATCCTTGCCGAGCGTAAGGTGGAGATGGTTGAACTTGACATCGAGGTTGATGACAAGACAAGAGATACAGTTTGCCATGCCGCCTTGCGCGAGATAACAAGCGATGGCGATGCGTTGTTTAACTATGGATTTAACCAAGCAATAAAGCGATTCATTGAAACCAAAGGAAAGAAATGCACCAAGAAAAGTTCAAGCAAAAAACGCTCACGGCGGTAACGGTACCCAAAGTATTGACTCAGGGCCAGTGCGAACTGGTCATTCACGATGCCACCAAGATTGGCATGAAACGCGCTCCGGTGCTTGGTAAGGATGGGCGGAATGTAAGAAGTTGGAATCGCACTTGCGATTCGTGCTGGGTTCCAAAGTCGGGTCTGTTTGATTGGCTCTACAATTATGTGGCCGCCGTCACAGACGAAGTTAACAACGAACATTATCAGTTTGATATTACCGACATGCAGCAGTTGCAGGTCTTGCGCTACCGCCCAGGGCAATGGTTTCGCTGGCACTTTGATGCCATTGAGACTGAGGGTGACATACGCAAGATGACAATGGTGATTAACCTATCCAAGCCAAGCGATTACTTTCTTGGCGGATTAAGGGTTGATGGAAACTGGCACAATGTGGAACACGCAGAAGATCAAGGAGCCGCAAGCTTTTTTCCATCTTGGATGAAGCATTGTGCCCGTGCGCCTATATTTGGAACGCGCTGGGTGCTGGTTGCTTGGATTACAGGACCGCAATGGCGATGAATGATTGGTTGGTTTATTCGACATGGCTTGTGATATTGGCCGTTATGTACACGTCCTACGGAAATCACAAATGATCCAGCTTAACCCAGAGCTTTGGATGATGACTCCGAAGGGAGAGGGATTGGCATTCTTGGTTACGGACTATGGGATGGATCATAACAAAATACTCACCATCATGCTTAACTCTGGTGAGATTTTGGATTTTGATATTAAGGACTGCCGCCGGTGCGAGAACCCATCATTTTGTATTGACGCTCCAAACCAACCGAGGCCACACTATGCCCAAGCAAAATGAACCGGACACAACCAAAGACGTTTTTATTGATGGTCGCCATGTCAGGGGCGGAGACTGGACGGTGTGCATGGATGCAACGCCAGAAACTTCGGCAGTCTATTATTGGAAAGACGGGTACACATACTGCTCCTTCTTATCCGAGGTCAAATGTATTACGAAGAAATAGACCGCAGGCACATCAAGGCACTGGAAAACATTCTGGCGGAGGGCAAGTGCGAGCCAGGAAGGTTAATGGGAGAGGATGCGGGACATATGGCCAGCATTATGAATCAGATGCTTTATGACAAATTTCACGGACACGGTTGGGAGTTGGATCTTCTAACCGGTAGATTTATTAAAACCAAATGATTTCACGCGCAGATAGTTCAGTAGCAGAACTGCCCCTATTCCAGGGGGAAGACGGCGGTGCGATTCCGACCTCTGCGCTCCAGCTTAAATTCAGGAAAATCACATCACAAACAATGAATGACGTTGTTGTTAAAAATCATTACGCGCATAGGGCTGTGCCATCAAGTTGGTCATTCGGATGTTTTAATGATGGTGAACTAATGGGTGTAATTTCATTTGGGAAACCTGCATCTCCACATCTTTGCAGGGGAATATGTGGAGAAGAAAATGCTGAGCGCGTTTATGAATTAAACAGATTATGGCTTGATGATAAATGCCCAAAGAACTCTGAAAGCAGATTTATATCATGGAGCATACGGGAAATTTCAAAAATAAGGCCACATTTAATACTGGTAAGTTATGCGGACACCGGAGCCAATCATAATGGAGCAATTTATGCAGCTACAAATTGGATTTACACTGGGTTGTCAGATAAAAGATCATCGGGAGACAAAGTTGTTGGCAATAAACATAGCAGGCATTCAAGGACTCTTGAAAATGCTGTTATAGTACCAAGGACAAGGAAGCATAGATTTGTATATTTTTGCAACCCAGCAGATAAGTGTCTGCTCAAATGGGAGATTGCAAATTGGAAAGAATGGAAAGAATATAAAGGAGAATAAAATGCCATTAGGAAAAGACATCGGAAAGAACATCAAGGAACTGCGTGCAGATAACATGAAGAAGGGCAAAGCTCGCGGTGCTGGCGGTACGCCTCGCAGCGAGAAGCAGATCCTAGCCATTGCACTGCGCTCGGCTGGGGTAAAGCCAAAGGCCGGTGGCCGCAAGTTTCGCATGATGGGCAAATGATCGTAACGGAGACGCAAAGGCTGACGTGGCAACGTGACGTTCTTAATGAGGCCAGAAGACTTCTGGTTAATTTAAGGCGTGACGTTGGCCACGGTCAGGCTATAGAAATTAACAACATCATCGCGCAGATTGATTCTGCGATGGTGATCGCATGGGAATTGATTGGAAAAGGAGAAAAGAATGAACGCACTATTGAAACAACCGGTTAACCCAATCCACATTCTGACTGCTAGGTTGAATGGGTTGGAAGAGGAATTGAGGAATGTCCAGACGGCCAATGAAGAACTGAAGAAACAGGTCTTTATGAAGTCGGGCATTGAGCAGATCGAAAACTTGAGGGAGTTAAAGGTTTGCGATTCGTTGAAGTTTATTGGCAAGAAGGCGGAGGTCGTTGACAAGCGATACCGAGTTTGGGAGGTGTTGTTTAAGTGCGGGTTTACGATGTCCCAGATTGCAAGGGCTTGGAGCGTTGACCACGGAACTGTCTATCACGCCAAAGTCAACGGATGGCGTGCGAGGTATATGGGTAACTAGAAAGGATACAAAAAATGAACACACTCATGGAATGGATTGCTGTTGGCGCAGGATTAGCAATAGGTAAGCTTCTTGTTGCAATTGCGGTTATCACAATAGTCACAGCAATTCTTGCTGTGTTCTTTATTATGGAGGAAAGATCAAAATGAAACTCTGGACCAATAACACAAACCAAATCCACAAGGTTGACGATAACCTGCTCCACACCCGTAACACCTATGTGTTACCGGACGAATTGACAGGTCCGACCTGGGACGATTCCATTCCTTGCCCACACAAGATTAAGCCTTACTACCCAGGCCGCGCTACCGGCGGAGCCACGGCTGTCTACCGTGCTGGAGCCATCGGGGATGCGGTTATAGCAACGGCCTTCGTACATTACTTGGTTCAAGAATCGGGCGGTGTGGTGGATGTCTACGCACCCGCACGCAACCTTCCGCTCTATGCTGGACTAGGTGCCAAGCTTTACCCGCTGCCATGCTCGCTGGAGGCTTGGGATAGCTACGATGCCCACCTACCCACGGACGATCTATTCAGCGGTCAGGTTGGGAATACAAAACTAGGGACAGGCGGCGGAAACTGTTATGACCGCATCTACACCTGGATGAATGCCGGTGATGTAGATCCGAAGTACAAACGTCCGCATCTTTACCTCATCGACCCCGACCACAATGAACTTAAAGAGTTAGGGAAATGGCCGTTGCCAAAGCAGTTCTTTGCCTATCATGTTTCATCCAGCGGACCCACACGCACCTACCCACCAGCGATGGGTCAGGAAGCGGTGCTGGCGTTGCTTGAAGCGCACCCTAACCATCACGCTGTCATCATTGGACTAGACAACTCCAACAACTTCAAGGTGGATCATCCAAGAGTGATCGACCTGTTCAACACAACCAAGCAGATCCGCTCGCTGTTCCCAGTGATCGCAAACGCAGATTTTGTGGTGGCACCTGACAGCAGTGTCAACCACATTGCTGCTGGTCTTGACACGGCTTGCGTGTCGCTGTTTGGCTCATACCACCCAGACGATCGAGTTTCTTACTATCCAAAGAATGTTCCGGTATTCAAGCCTGATACCTGCCCACATGCACCGTGCAGGCCACATGCGGGCTTGCCGCAGGCGAAGTGTAAGGATGCCAGCAACAAGACTCCGAAGACCCAGATGTGGTGCAATGCCCTGCGGAATATCAAGGCGGAGGATATTGTCGAAGCGTCCATGAAGGCACTTGAGTTGGAGGATAAGAGTCATGCAAAGAATAATTGATTTAGTCGATAAGGCAACGATGATTATCGTACCATGGCTTATCACTATCAAGCTTGTCCTTGCTGCATCAGGAAGGCCAAGTATTGATTGGTTTGATGTTCCATTTATTCTTTTCTACATCTTTATTGCAAGGGAAAGGAATCCAAACTTTTAACAATCCGGCGCATGGTACGCAGGGAGATCCTGCGGCTGGGCTGCTCCTATGTGTGTTCCCCACTTGAAACAAAGCCGGTTTGATTTTTAATTAAAAAATGAATACAGAATTAAAACCATTGGTTGCCATGCCAGCAGAGTTTGATGGCATAAAATACAGATCAAGAAACGAGGCAAGATGGGCCGTATTCTTTAAGGAGCTTGGAATAAAATTTGCCTATGAAGAGGAAGGTTTTGATCTTGGTGGAGGCATAAGATATTTGCCGGACTTCCATATTCCGTTTCAAGATAAATTTAGAAGGGACATGTATTTTGAGATTAAGCCATCAGCATCAGGTTTAATTATAATTGACGATCCAGACAAAAAGAAAATAGAAGCACTTGCAAATCATGTTTACATATCGGTGCTTGGATCGGTACATGATTACTCAATAAATCTAAATTTATTTGGAAGCAGTGGTTATGATTTTTCTGGACCTAATTGTGGAGATTGCGATTATTTATTCTGCCAATGCAAACACTGTGGAGTTATCGGATTTGAGTATTGCGGAAGATCAGAAAGGATTGATTGTTGCAGCAAAAACAATGGATGGAAAGATTACAATGAATCTTCTGATGAAATACAAAACGCGTTACAGATTGCAAAATCCCATAGGTTCTGGAAATGATCGACAACCAACGAAAGGCTGAAGAAATCGTGGGTTCGGTGGATTGGCAGTCCGCCAACCATGGATTATGCAAATGCCCAGGGGAGGCTACCCATACCAGCCATACCAGGCTCCGCGACACCACAGTCTTCATCGACGGCGTACCCACAATCTTCTGCTGGCACACATCATGCGTGGCGTATAGGGATGAGGCCAACCGCAAGCTTCGTCGCGCCATCCTCAAGGACTTTGCCTTCACCGCGCCAATGTCCAGCGGAACATCTATACCAACCACCTTGGTAATCCAGAAAGACCCTGAGTCGGAAATCCTTGACCGAATTAAAACCATCGCTGAATCAAACAAGAAGCGGTACCTGACCCATTATGCTTGGGACCCAGCCGACATGGCCGAAGAGAGTCCGGTGCGTCTGGAGACCCCACAGGAGCAATACAAGGCATTCCTGTCGCTGTTCCATGATGCCGACAATCTGTGGATTGGTAACATCACTGACAGCGGAAGGCACCCGCAGAACTTCCGATTGGCAGAGGAGTGGAAGAAGCTTGATGAACCCATCGGCCAGTTCACAACCGGCGCAGTGTTCAAACCAGCAACTATTAGCCGTTCTAATGACACTGTTGATGTGCGCTTATACCTGGTTGTCGAGTCAGATACGCTGACCAAGCCGCAGATGGGTGCAGTGTTCCAGCTTATGCGCGACCTATTCCGCATGAAGATGTATGCCGTGGTCGACACGGCGGGGAAGAGTTTGCATGGTTGGTTTGAGATGCCGCCCAAGAAAGAATGGTTGGAACAATTAAAAGCTTTCCTTGTTCCGCTGGGGTGCGATCCTGCAACTTTCAAACCTAGCCAACCGGTTAGGATTCCAGGTGCAAAAAGAAACGAACGCATGCAGAGCCTTCTATGGTTTTGCAAGGAGGGAAAATGATAGAGCCAGCGATAAGTTTGGGTGTTAAGCAACCAGTTGACCAATGGCCGCCGATCAAGTCATACGCAGACTTGATGCGTGAACCACTACAGGAGCCACAGATTTTAATTGAAGGCATACTGCATAGAGGTGGTAAGTTGCTTCTCGGCGGAGGAAGCAAGTCATTCAAGAGTTGGGCGTTGATTGACTTGGCATTATCTATTTACTCAGGCAGTCAGTGGTGGGGGCAGCAGTGCCATAAGGCCAAGGTGCTATTCATTAACTTTGAGATTCAGGAGTGGAGTTTCCGTAACCGCCTAGCCGATGTGGTCAAGGCCAAAGGTCTAACCGATGAGCAGGTTAAGGATTTTGACGTTTGGACGCTCAGAGGGCACGCTGCTGACTTTAGCCTTATCCGACCCCTTATAGAGAAACATATCGACGGGAAGGGGTATCAGGCGATCATTCTTGACCCAAATTACATGCTGATGGGGGAAAAGGATGAGAACAACGCCGGTGACATGGCCACCCTAATGAATGAGTTTGAGGCTTTGGCGGTGCGCCATGACCTTTCAGTAATACTGAGTCACCACTTCAGCAAGGGCAACAAGTCAGGCGCAGAGTCTATTGACCGCTTCTCAGGGTCTGGAGTCTTCGCCAGGAACCCAGATACCCTGGTCGTACTGACCGCACATGAAGAGGATGAACGTAGCTTCAGTTGCGAGATTACACTAAGAAACTTCCCGCCCGTGGACAGCTTCGTCATTCAGTGGCATTACCCAATTTTCAAGGCTAACTACGCACTGAACCCAGACAAACTGAAGCGTCAGAATACGAACAAATCCATTGATGATAAACGCCTTCTGACTGAAATGGGTAGCAAGGATTGGGTTGCCAACCAGCTTGTGAAGCACCTTGCGGAGAAGCTTTCAGTCAGTGAACGCACCTGTTACAAGTACATTGAAAGACTGACCAAGGCTGGAAAGATACTGAAGGAGAACGGGTTATATACTGCAAACCAGGCTGAATTCTGAACTGAAGCCTGCGCTGAAAAGTTACTGAAGCTTACACTATGAAGTCCATTATATATATAAGACAATACAATCCGCGAAGGGAAAGTAGAGGTAGGACTCCTTGGTCCGTCCTACCCCTACCGCTACGCTCTTTCCCGTAGCGTTTCGGAAGGCAAAACAAAAATAGCTTCAGCGGGGGTTTGGTTGGTGTGGCCATCGGGTCTACCGATGGGGGTTGGGGGAGTTGCAGGTCATGCTATACTATCGAAATGAAACCAGGACTATACGCCAACATTAACCGCAGAAAGAAACTTGGGATTAGTAGGCCAAAGAGCGAATCCACCATTAAGCCTAGGATTTGGAAGCTTATGAAGGCCAAAAAAGGTGGGTTTGAAGCCTCTAAAGACTGACTTGGCTTGGGCGTATATCGAACTGCTCTTAACCGAGAACAGCCGACTACATAAGACCATTGGTCTAGTGGATAGGTTCTTTGGCGATATACTTGCGAACTGCTCTAGGGAGGTTTATGAAGCAAACATGGCTACACTTACTGAGGATCTGGAGGAGTTGGGAGAGTTTCTGGCTAGCCACCAGGCTAGGATTGCGGCGTTGAGCAGCCAACTGAAAGGGAACGAATGATTTTTTGGTATGTTTACAAAACAACATGTTTAATTAATAAAAAGATTTATGTTGGCGTTCATAAATCCAACAAATTAAACAATAATTACATAGGCTGTGGAGTAGTTTCACAGAAATCTGCAAATAGAAGATCAATCAAAATAAAATCACCCTTTGTTCAGGCGGTTGCAAGGCACGGATACAATAATTTCAAAAAAGAAATAATTAAAGTTTTTGATAATGAATTTGATGCATATAAAATGGAAGAAAAAATTGTTAATGAAAATTGGGTAAAATCAAAAGATAATTATAATGCATCTTTGGGCGGGAAAATATCTAGGTTGCCGAGCAAATATTCACATTTATTTGAAAAATGGAAATCAATGTATGAATCTGGTATGACAATGAAAGCCATAGCAATGGAAACAGGATTAAGTAGTCATGCAAAAATAAGTATAATTCTTGATGGGATGACAATTAAAAGACCAAAATATATTACTGCAAATAAAATTCGTAAAATGAAATTATTTTGCCAAGAAAAAAATAAAACATATAATTCACAAAGAGATTTTCTTAAAGAAGAGTTTGGATCTATTAAATCTCAGGGAAATTTATCGGAAGCAATAAAAAATAACTTGAAATACAAAGGATTGACAGTGGTTAAAATATGAAAGAATTAGCTTGCAACAAACCTGTGCGTACCCCTGGTGGCAGCAAGAAGTTCAGGGTAAGGGCTTGCCAGAATGGGCAGTCAAAGACTATCCGGTACGGTGACCCAGACATGACCATCAAGAAGAGCAATCCTGACCGGCGCAGAAGCTTTCGGGCTAGGCACCAGTGCGACTCTAAGCCGCCCAGTAAGCTAACACCACGTTTTTGGAGCTGCGCCAACTGGTAAAACAATGCGCCAGGATGCCCGGAAAACGCTTTCTAAGGCCGTTTCTAGGCGTTTTGGTGGCAAACGTGATGCCAGAGACCTTCCGGTGGTCAAATTTAAGGTAGAGAAGCTACCAATGCCTGACCTACCTTTAGGCAACCGAGCGTGTTGCTGCCGAATAGGTCGCTAGAGTACCGTTTTACATAGCCCTTATAGGCTATGCGTCTTTATAGCGTCCTTATAGATCCTATTAACGCTCCCGTTTAATGGCTGGCCTACCGTTTTCAGCCCTCCACCTATCCCAACGCTCGCGCTGCCTCTGCGCTACCATTTGATAGTGTTCCTTGCCCATCTTGCGAGCCTTGGTTGGACCGGTAACGCTCCCGCCCTTTTTGCCAAGCTTGGATAGGTAAGCTTTTATAATTTGATCTTCGGTCATATTTTTATCGGTTCCTTATAGATGCCTATGCTGCCGTTTGTAAAGGCGGAATGCCTAGACTGCCGTTTATTGGCAAGGGGGTTGAACCCTTGGTTGTTTTTATTTCAATATATAGTGCGTTTTTGTAGAGGGGAAGACAAGGGGAGACTAATCTTTCTTGGCTACTCGATCCCGTCACCAAAATAGTCGGCATCGACAACTTCAATTCTGCCGCCGCCCTCACACTCGTACCACTCCCCATCCCTCAACTTTTTGGCGGCTTCCATGGCCTCGCTTTCGCTATTCGCTACAACCGTAGTCGTGTAATTGATTACGCTTTTAGCGTAAACTGTATATTCTTTTTTCATACGTATCCTTTCTTTATTGTTTGTCTGAATCAACCCTATCGGGTCAATCCATTGTTCCCCTCGTGCTATAAAGGGGAAACATGGAGTGACTATTTACGGAGCATGAAGGCAACCCAAGCGGCCAAGATGGCCCCGAGGATAAGGCCATGAGCGAAGTAGACAGCATTTGTCATGATGCCATCGCTTTCTGCGCCATCATGGCACGCGCCTTAGGTGTTGCAGTCACGTAGTGGTTTGATACGTCAACCAGGCCCACGTGTTGCAATCCGGCAATGATGCCCTGGTACTCTGACAAACCAACCAGGCCCATCAGTGCCGCGTACATATGACCGGAAGGCAATCCAGTGCCTTCGCTTTTATCCGTCAACGTTTCCACGATACTTAATGCGATCGCTTCTTTTCTGCTCATATAGTGTTCTCCTTTTCTTTTCTTATTTCCGCCGTCCATTCCATGCCGTTACGTATCGCCCAAGCGAGCGCCCGCCGGTAGGATATGAACCGCGCGAAAAACTGCCCTTGGCTGTTATAAACTGCCCAGGATATCATGAATTCACCTCCGCCATCTTGGCAACGTGTTTTCTGCTCGCTCCATGTGGAATGAATCCCACGATGATGGACCTATTACCCCGCGAGCAGAGTTGACATGTCGCGCACGTTACCCCATCACGTTTTTGCGCCGGGCAAACTACTACCCGCCGCCCGTCCGGTGTTTGGGTATTGCTCTCAACTCCGGCGGGCAAGATCGTGACAACCGGCCCAATATTCAACGCGGCAAGTTTATCGGCATGATTCAACCCGTTTGCGGATAGGTTCACCACAAATCCCTCGCGGTTCGCGGCGGAAATTGCCTTTCTATTGTTCTCAACCGGTCCGGTTTGCTCATCGAGGACCGGCTTGTGCGTATAAGTGAATCCGCGCCGTCCTCGATTCGCTCGCGCAAGCTTACCAAGCAACTCGCCATTCACATGATTATTATCACCAGGTAGATCTCCAACCTGGTTGTGTCGCCATACTTGGCCAACGGGCAAACCGGCAATGGCATCGCATAATCCTTCGAATGTCGTGCCACGTTCTGCGCGGTCAACGGCGGACCAATGCCAGGACAAGGGACCGCCTTCGCCATAGCACCCTTTCCCGCCGTTCGATTTTTTTAGCGGGCAAGCATCGGGACAAGTACTACGCCCACTTGTGGAAACGGGGATCGGTCCCGTTTTTACATTGGACGAGGACAAGGTAAAATGTACCAACGGCGGCGCGTCATTAAAGCCGACAATACGCGGCGATATCATGAGCATGCCTCCTGCATTTTATCATTAATTTTTTCAAGATGATTTTCAATAGAAAAAGCAAGTTTCTTGATTTCAGCAAAATCTTCTTTTTCTTCCGAATATCTTTCCGCTGAATCTGCAATTTGGCATATCATAGATATTTTTTGGAATATCTCATAAGGATATATTTCAATTTTATTTTTCATTGTGTGTGTTTCCTTTTTTGGTTTTATTTACTATACCGATACCCATATTTGGTCATCAATTTCAAACGGAATATCCATTTCTTCAGCGCGTTTTTTGGCTGATTTAAGAGACATGAACTGATCTCCGGTTGGCTGGCCGCAATAATTTAACCAAGACCCAAACCAAACAATTCTAGATCCATGCTCAACCTTTCTGATGAACATTTTGTTTGTATTTCCAAACGGGCATTTCTTCATTGTGTGTGTTCCTTTCTTTTTCTTTTTGCCTTGGGCAATCCGAACGGATTTTCCCTCGACAAGGTCAACTTATGCAATCCGATTTCATTACGCAAGCCTTTTGTTTATTTTGTTTTATGGTATAAGATTTACTAATGGATGATATTAGCGGATCTCCAACCGCAAAAAAATCGAAGAACGGGAAGTTCAAATTTACTTCCGAAATTGAGGCTAAAATTTTAGATGCGTGCGGATCCGGTTTTACCATTGAAAAAGCTGGTGCATTAGTAGGCGTGAATCCTTCCACGATTCGCACCTGGATTCAGCGTATGCCAAAGTTCGGAGAAAAGGTGGAGACAGCAAGAAAAAACCACGAATTGTCCCTCCTAAAATCCATCGAACAAGCGGGAGAAAAATCATGGCAAGCGAAAGCATGGTTGGCCGAGCGAATCTATCATCATGCAATCCCTTCAAGTCGCTTAACTGTAGACACTTCTGTCACACATAATGCCGGCGCTGGCTTCGCCCAACTTCTTGCTGGCCTTGCATCTAGGCGAGCAGAAAAGAAAGCACAAGTTATTGAATGCCAGGATGTTAAAGCATTAGAACAACCTAAAAGTAAATACAATACTTATTGTGCGACAGATGACATGCAAACTATTGTAACACCAACACCTAGCCAAAATGAAAAGGCAGTCGGCAAAGCACGCCACGTTCGAATGAAACGCCGTAAACCAAGAGGAAAGGCCATGGACACCACCACGCCCCCCGCCACGCCCCCAGCCCCCGTTTGAATCGCATATACCCCCCTAAGTAATTCTGGCACAAAACAAAAAGAGGTCTATGGCAAAGCGAGTTCCCAAGTCCGCGCAGAAGACCCCAGATGAGGTTATCGAAGACCTACTCCGCCCCTCTCCTTTCGCAGACAAAGTATTGGGACTCAACTTGTATGATTGGCAAAAGAAGGTTCTTGCAGACTTGGAGCAAAGAGATTGTCGAGTCGCCCTGCGTGCAGCCAACGGCTCCGGCAAGACCAGCACAGTCATTTCGTCAATTTTGCTATGGCACGCACTCGTTTTCCAGCGTTCCATAGCCGTAACCACCGCCGGAGTTTTCCGCCAAGTCGAGAGTCAGCTTTGGCCTAGCCTAAGATCGCACATAGCGAAGCTAGGCGGCCCCTGGGAGGTAACATCCGGCGAGATCCGCTATCTGCACCCTAACGGGAACACATCGCGCATTATAGGCTATTCTGCGACTGATCCTGGCAGGGCTGAAGGCTGGCATGCGGAGAACCACGAAACTGCGCCCTTGCTTATGGTTGTAGACGAAGCCAAGACCGTAGCAGACCCACTCTTCGAGGCCATCAGTCGATGTCAACCAACGCGACTGCTAATCGCCTCATCACCTGGTGGTAGCAGTGGTGCGTTCTACAGGGCTTTTACCAAAGAGGCTAATATGTGGCAGAAGCACGCTGTCACAGCGTTTGACTGCCCCCACATCACGCAGGCGCAGATAGACGAAGTGGTGCAGAGGTATGGTGAGAAGCACCCGCTGACAAGGTCCATGATCTATGGCGAATTTGTGGACATAGGCAGTGAGAGTTTGATTATTAACCTTAACCAAATCCAGAACTGCTATAATACACCACCGCAATACAAGCCTGGGGTAAGGGTAGCTGGGGTAGACTTTGCCGCCGGTGGCGATGCCAACGTACTTTGTATTAGGGATGGCAATAAGGTGTTACCCATGATCGCATGGCGCGAAAGGGATACGATGGCGGCTGTGGGTAGGTTTATTGTCGAGTTTAAGAAAGCTGGGTTGGAAGCTGGCAACATCTACGCTGACGCAAGCGGGTTGGGTATGGTTATGTGCGATGCCTTGGCTGAGTCTGGGTGGCAGGTCAACCGCGTCAACTTTGGTTCCGCTGCATACGACAACGATGCCTACACCAACCGCTCTGCTGAGATGTGGTATGGCATGTCCAAGAAGATTGAGGATGCAGAGATCATTTTGCCTGACGATGACGACCTGACAGCGCAACTGACTTGTCGCCGGTCAATCACCAATAGTAAGGGTAAGCTTGGTGTGGAGTCCAAGGATTCGATGCGTTCTAGGGGCTTGGCATCGCCGGATAGGGCTGATGCCCTTGCCTTGTGTCTTGATGGTGGTAGCATGAGGTGGGATTTGACTTTTCCCGTTGAGAAGCCAACGTGGAAGTCGCTTCTGTCCATGATCGAGTCACATGATCCGGTTATGGCAGGATTTGACCCAGGAGGATAATTAT